TATTAAAGTATTTGTCACTCTGTATTAAAATAAATCTTATATTTGATATAATAGCCGTAGTATATTGTAGTATATTTACTATTATAGACTAATAGACTACTATAGGAGAATATATAAAAATTTTTGACCTAACAAAATATGAGCGAAGAAATGTTACGCAGAAAAATTGACAAAATATTATCTTACAAAACTATCTCGGAAAAAGAGAAAATCGATAGACTACTATTTATTGATGCAGACCTATATTGTAATTTAGGTTCGGACTCTTTAAAATCTGAAATACATCACGCAAAATCTTTATCAAAATACATTTACAGAACGATTAGTAAAATGGATTCTCATTTAGGTAAATTATTGCTACGTGGCGAAGAAAGTTAAAACAAGAAGCCGGTCTAATATTGTAAAAGATTTAGATAGACACTTTAGTATATTTATTCGAAACCGATTGGCAAAGAATAATATTGTAGAGTGTTTTACTTGTGGGTCGCAAGATCATTGGAAAAATACTGATTGCGGACACTTTATGAGCCGAAAACATTACGCAACGAGGTGGGACGAATTGAATTGCCAAGTACAATGTAAAAAATGTAATATATTTAGACACGGCGAACAATTCCAATTTGGAATAAATTTAGATAAAAAATACGGCGAAGGTACTGCCGAACAATTGCTAAACAAGAGTCGCGGAATGGTAAAACTATCAAACGTCGATTTAACCGAAATGATTAAATATTATAAAGAAATAAATAAAACGCTTTTGAAAATTGGATTTTAAATCATAATTAGTATATTTGTCTATCCTGTCGATTACTTCAATGTAATTATCTATTCTCTGTTAAGGGGGTGCTAACGCGCCCCTTTTTTTTTGTTTTGTAGTTATTAAAATTATTTGTATATTTGAGTACAGGAGTTTTAAAAAACAGAGATATGTCCGAAGATTTATTAGAATTAAAAAACGCACAGATTGTAGCGTTAAAGAACAAAATTGCCGAATTGGAGGCAAAGTTAGAAGTATGTATTAACCAAGGCGAAGAAAGCCGATTAAATTAAATTAAATGAAAACAGGTAAAATTAAGTACATTGATGGCGATGGCGAATGGAATGGATTGCAGAAATTCAAAGTAACATTCGCGGACGGGGAACGTTTCACGTTTTTTTCGAAAGGTAATTTCAAAGGAAACATAGGAGACGAAATCAAATTTGAAGTTTCAAACGCAGAGCGCGGAACGGCAAAGTTGATTAGAGAGAACAGTTTTAGCACGCCAAACCAAGGCGGTGGTGCAACGAGCAAAGACGAGTTAATTATGAGGCAGACGTGTATTAAAGCGGCGGCGGAGTTTAACGCGAAAAGAGAAAATTCAAGTAGCGACACCGTTATAGAGGACGCAGAGAAATGGTTTAATTGGTTAACAAGTTAAGATATGAAATCAGATTTTTTAAATTCAGTATTCGCATATAAAGGGAAAAAGGATTTTGTAGTAACCGATTTAAAGGTTAAGGTTTTAGAGTTTGAGCAATTCATAAAAGAGAATAGGTCTCAAATGGTCAACGACGAATTTAATATTTCGGTATTAAAATCAAAGAAAGACCCCGATAAATTTTACACAAAGTATGTTATATGGGACGCGCCGAAACAAGTAACGGCGTCAGAGCAAATGCCGGACAGAGAAACCGTGCAAGACGATTTACCATTTTAATTGTAAAGGGGAGGCGAAAGTCTCCCTTTTTATTTTTATATTTACAGAAATAGACAGGGATGTTAATAGATTTTGAAAAGACCGTTTCGACATTAAGAGATGTTAAGAGCGGAAAGATTAAAGAGGGTTTAAAATTAGGTATCGACCAAATAGACGAATATTTAAGATTCAAGCCGACAAATTTCAATGTTATTTTAGGACACGCAAACGTAGGTAAAACGTCAGTTATTTTATACCTAATGTTAATGTACACGATAAAGCACGGTTTAAAGTGGGTTGTGTATAGTTCCGAGAATGAGGCTCATAGCATTTTGCGAAAGATGGTAGAGTATATGGAGCAGAAACCAATTAATAAAATATCAGAGGAAGCGTTTAATTCAAGGTTAAAATTTATTTACGACCATTTCAAGATTATAGACAACGAAAAAATGTACACGTACGTAGAGTTGTTAGAGTTATGTACGGTAATAAAAAACGCGTGGCATTATGACGGATTACTAATAGACCCGTACAATTCACTTTCGAAAGACCAAAAAATATTAAAAGGTTTAGGCGGACACGAATACGATTACCAAGCCACTACAGAGATGCGTATATTTTGCAAAAAACACAGGGTTTCAATATGGTTAAATACCCACGCAAATACAACCGCGTTAAGAATGGTGCATAGAATAGACCATCAGTACGGCGGACACCCGATACCCCCAATGGCGTCAGACGTCGAAGGAGGTGGTAAGTTTGTTAACCGTGCAGACGATTTTATTGTTATTCACAGATACACACAGCACCCGACAGATTTTATGATTACAAACATTCACGTTCGTAAGGTAAAAGAGATAGAAACCGGAGGTAGACCAACCCCGATGGAGATGCCTATAAAGATGCGTTCAATAATAAACAACGTAGGATTTAGCATAGACGGTATGAATTTGATTCAGAAATCAGACGATATAGTGTAATATTAAGATTTTTTTCATAACTTAGTGGAAAATTTCCAACTATGGGCATAGATTTACAAATTATTCCTATTTACGGTCTGTCTTTTGGTGTATTATATTACAACCCAAATTTAGAACCGGATAGTGAACAAGTTGATGAAGAAGATTTCTACCATCAGCTAACTATTATGTTTCTCATATTTGGCTTTCACATAACCTGGTGGAAACTATATTAGAAAAAATACACGCCAAAAGAAACCTTTGGCTTTCTTACCTTTATTCTTGGGGTTGTAACCCCGACACCGCAGACGACCTTATTAGTGAAATGTACATAAAGGTGTACAACTACATTAAAAACACGAATAGCGACATTGCTTACGATGGAGACGACGTGAATATCTATTTTATATATATTACTTTGCGGAATATGTTTTATGATCTTAAACGTAAAGAAAAAAGAAACCAATTTGTAGACGATTACGATTTTACACAAATAGAAGAAGAAATAGAATATCCCTACATTAATGAAGATGATTACGAAAAACATTGCGCTATTATAGATTGGTTCGAGGACAACGACTTTTTTGAATTATCAGAGAAAGAGGATTATTTATTAGAATATGATAGGCGCAAATTGAGTAAATACTATTTAAGAAAAATATTTGAAGAAGTTTTCTTTAAACAACAAAAGGTTACTACATTGAGTAGAAATACTAATATTACATATTGGACTTTACGAAATACTATAAAGATTATTAAAAAACAAATAAAGAATAATTATGAAATTAGGAGACTTAATCGAAAAGATAACGACCGTGACAGGGATTAAATGGCTAACCAAAAAACTTTTTGGAGAAGATTGCGGTTGTGAAAAACGAAAAAATAAGCTAAATAAAATAACTATAAGCAGAAAGAAATAATGGATAGCATAGATAAAATAATTATTGTATTAAGTTCTGTGCTTTTAGTATTAATTGCAATAGCTTTAGTAACACATATAAAAGAAAAAAAATGAAAAAAGAAGATTGGCTTTGGTGGTCGGATTTTAGAGAGAAAAAATCTTCCACAGTATCGGGTACGGAATACAATAAAATAGCAGAATTACACGCAGAGTACTTTAATCATAGATTAATAATACCTTGCAAATGTAGTCCTAAAAGAATACAGGCATTTATTGACGACTTAAATAATAAATTTACGTCAGAGCCAAAACCGAAAGTAAGATGAATATAGAAACCGTACACAATTTAGAGCAAGGAGTTATTAAAATACTCAATTTAGACGGATGGGACTTAGATTGGTGCGGTGGTAAATTCGAACACTATGACGCAGTTGGAGAAACCCCTAAAGGGCGTCAATGTATTATAGAAATGAAATTTCGTAAAAAGTATTACGAGACGAAAATGCTTGAAAAGTATAAATACGAAAAACTAATGGATATGCCGGCTGATATGATTAAGATATATTTTGTCGCAGACCCGAAAGGAAACTATTTTTTTTGGCTTAATAATATAGAATTGAGTCCTATAAAAGAATTATATTGCCCTTCTACTACACTATGGCACGGGGCAAAGAAAAACAAAGAAGTCTATCTTCTTGAGGAAAGCCAAGCCGCAATAGTAAATCTATTGTAAAATATTTTTATTTTTTTTATTAAAAGTTTGTTAGTATCGGATATTATTATTAAATTAGTAATATGATTGATAGGGTAGATAATTACAAACAGTTAAAGTATCTCGAAAATATTATGAAGATTCTCGAGGTGTTAGGAGAGTGGGACAGAATGAAACCCACAGAAACCACAAAGCAATTAGTTAAAGCCGCGACGCAAATAGGTTTTTACGTGAACAATCTCGAGTTAGATTTGTTAGCGCATAGAACGTTTGAGAGCGAATACCGACAGGATAAGGCTCGGGCAATCGAACGCGCTCGTAGGGCAGAAGAACGCGTTGCGGAGTTAGAGAAACAAATAGAGAATAGAAACCAATTAAGATTATAGATATGCATTATTATTACGAAGAATCATTTTACGGGGTAAAGGTACAAGGTACGTATTACTTCACAGAGGGAGAGCCACAGACATACGATTACCCAGGCTCGCCGGCAATGGTCGAATTATTAACGATTTTTATAGGAGACCAAGACGCAACCGAATTATTAGAGGATAAGGTTGAAGAAATAGAGAGACAAATTTTAGAGAAGTATCACAGTTAAAAAACAGAGCAATGAGTAAAGTATTTAAGCATTTAGTAATTGAGGATTTAGATTTAAGAATAGCCGGAGAGAATTTAATGGTTCTTTCCGATATTATGGATTTTTTAGAACAAGAGGATTTAGAACCCGAGCAAGATGAGGTTCAAGAATTGGTAGATAATATTATTTTAGACGGATTAGATTTTTGTATAGAGTTAGACGGCAAAGAGTATAGGTTTATTTATGAACACGCCATAGATACAATTTACGCGGAAGAACAAAGAGATTTTATAGAACAGGAATTACCCAAAGATTTGCCGAATTATATTAGAATTGATTGGGAAGAAACAATAGATTTATTAAAAGAACACGATGGTTTTTCGAATTGGTTTGCAAGTTATGACGGACACGAATTAGAGGCAACGTTCGACGGAATGTTTTTTTACATTTATAGAGTTAATTAGTATGAAAGATATACCAATATGGGAACAGGGGTTGCATCCGATTACAGGATACCCCGTTCCTTTAACGAGACATAGAAACAAAAAGAACGACGAAGAATATAATGCCAAGAGAAGACTTAAAAGAAAAAACAATGAAAAATAAAAGAACAGAGTTATTAATGGATCTTTATAAAAATTTAGATTTAAACGACAAAGAAACGTTGTTGAATTTTTTTATAAGAGACATATTTGTAAATATAGAAATAGTAAACGGCGAAGATTATGTTATTGGTGTTTGCGAAGACATTGAAGATGTTAGTCAAAACGGAACGATGTTACAGATAAATTTAAAAGGCAATATAGATTTTAAGGATTATTTGCAGTATTTAAAATAATTTTTGTAAATTTGTTAATAAACAATTAAGAGAATGAATATAAAGAAATTGAAAACAGGAATTTTCGTAAAGCAGTATCAAGTGGATGGTGCGGTACGAGTAGAGGTGTTAAAGGAATTAAACAAACAAGAATCGAAATGGTGGGAAAAGCATTTATCGGTATTAAAGAAAAGAAAGGAGTTGTTGGGTTATGCATTTTAGTAGCGGTTGTATGGTAAGCGATTGTTGTAGCGCTCCATTATTGGAATTAGAAATAGATGTTTGCAGTAGTTGTTTAGAACATTGCGACGCAATAGA